ATAGAGAAGTATGTAGGCATAGATTTAAGTGGAACATACAGAGATATGGATGACATGGGCTCAATGATGTTCACTAGAACGCTTGAGGATTGGGCAAAATTTGATATTAGTAACAGAACAAAATACGATGCCACTATTAGCTCAGGGTTGGCGATTATGGCTAACCAAAAGAATGCGTACCTGCCTGAGAAAAAAGAGTCGAAAATAAGTATTAACTTTGCAAGGTATAGTAATAAAGGAACAATAAGTGAATTAATTAAAAGATGAAAGACGTAAAGGTAAACATTTCATCTGCAGGATTCCCTAGTCAATTTGTATCTGACGCTGAGAAAGCAACGGAAGAATTTGGATTACAGGTAGGTCAAGCCATTCAATATGAATGGTTCAAAAGAGATGGGAGTTCTTGTAGGTATTACAGTCAGATGAGAGATTTTCATAGACTGAGACTATATGCAAGAGGGGAACAATCTATTGCAAAATATAAAACAGAGCTAGCCGTAGACGGTGACTTATCATATCTAAATTTAGATTGGACACCTGTTCCTATATTACCTAAGTTCGTAGACATAGTTGTTAACGGGATGTCAGACAGGCTGTTTAGAGTAAAGGCTTACTCTGAGGATGCATTGTCACAGGCAAAGCGTAGCAAGTATCAAGATATAATTGAGGGACAGATGGCAGCTAAGGAGGTTCTTCTTACTATACAAGAGAAGTCGGGTGTAGACCCATTCGCTATGAATCCTGCCGAGCTTCCTGAGAACGATGAGGAGCTAGCCTTATATATGAATCTAAACTACAAGCCTGCTATAGAGATAGCAGAGGAGGAGGCTATTGATACCATATTCTCAGAGAATCATTATCAGGATATTAGAAAGAGACTAGACTATGACCTTACTGTACTAGGTATTAGTGTAGCTAAGAATGAGTTCCTTCCGGGCTCAGGGGTAAAGGTGTCGTATGTAGACCCTGCAAATGTGGTGTATAGCTATACCGAGGACCCACACTTCAAAGACTGCTTCTATTGGGGAGAAATAAAGACCTTGCCATTAACGGAGCTACTGAAGATAGACCCTACATTAACTAAAGAAGACCTAGAGAAAATTAGTAAGTACGGGCAGAGTTGGTATGACTACTATAATGTTGCTCAGTATTATGACAACGATATCTTCTATAGAGACACCTGTACCTTGATGTACTTCAACTACAAGACCACAAAGAAGATTGTATATAAGAAAAAGATTCTTGAGGGTGGAGGAGCTAGAGTTATAGAGAAGGATGATTCATTCAATCCACCACAAGAGATGATGGAGGAAGGAAGATTCGAGAAGATAGAGAAGACTATTGATGTATGGTATGATGGTGTAATGGTTATGGGAACAAACATTATGCTTAAGTGGGAGCTTGCAAGAAACATGGTACGACCAAAGTCAGCAAGTCAGCACGCACTACCAAACTATGTTGCCGTAGCACCAAGGATGTATAAAGGAAACATTGAGTCATTAGTAAGACGAATGATTCCTTTCGCTGATTTAATTCAGATGACACACCTAAAACTACAGCAGGTGATATCTCGTGTTGTACCTGACGGTGTATATATTGATGCCGATGGGCTCAATGAGGTAGACCTAGGTACAGGCTCGGCATACAACCCTGAGGATGCACTAAGGCTATACTTCCAAACAGGTAGTGTTATAGGTAGAAGCTATACTCAGGATGGTGAGTTTAATAATGCTAGGGTTCCTATCACTGAGCTTACATCCAACTCAGGAGCAAGTAAAGCTCAGATGTTGATATACAACTATAACCACTACCTTGATATGATTAGAGCGGTGACAGGACTTAATGAGGCTAGAGATGGTTCTACCCCCGACCCTAACTCATTAGTGGGATTACAGAAGCTTGCAGCATTAAACTCAAACACAGCAACAAGACATATACTAGATGGTAGTCTTTATATATATAGAACACTTGCTGAGTCATTAACATATCGTATTGCAGATATACTAGAGTATTCAGACTTCAAGGATGAGTTTATTAATCAGATAGGTAAATATAATGTAAGTATACTTGGAGATATCTCTGAGCTTTACCTATATGACTTTGGTATATTCATAGAGGTTAGCCCTGATGAGGAGGAGAAAGCTCAGCTTGAGCAGAACATTCAGATGGCACTATCTAAGAATGACATCAACCTTGAGGACGCTATAGATATTCGTGAGATTAGAAATATCAAGATGGCTAATCAGTTCCTGAAGATGAAGCGTAAAGCACTTCAGCAGAGAGAGAGCGAGATGGCTATGCAGCAGCAGGCTATGCAGCAGCAGACTCAGCTACAGTCACAGCAGATGGCGGCAGAGGCTGCAATGCAGAAGATACAGGCTGAGACACAGTCTAAGATGCAGATTAAGCAGGCTGAGGTTGCTTTTGAGATTGAGAAGCTTAAGCACGAGGCTGAGCTTAAACGTCAGCTTATGCAGACTGAGTTTGATTTCAATATGCAGCTACGTGATGTTTCAGAGGGAGCACTGCAAAGTAGAGAGGACCAAAGAGAGAAGGCTAAGGCAGAAAGAATTAGTCAGCAGAATACTCAGCAGTCTCAGCTTATCAATCAAAGAAAGAATAATCTACCTCCACAGACCTTTGAATCTAACGAGGATAGCTTAGATGGTTTTGATTTAGCCGAGTTTGAACCTCGATAAAATCGTTAAAAAAAATAACTAACTTTGTAAAAATTAAATCAAATGGAAATTAAAGTAAAAGCAGTTGAGTCTCCTGAGACTAAATCTATTCAGGAAGTGGAGAAAGAGCTTCTTGAAAAGCATGAAGAGTCATTGAATAATGAAGCAGGAGAGACTAACAATAGCGGAGTGGAAGAAAGCACTGAGAGTGCCGCCACCACACAAGAGCAAGAAAGTGTACAGCCGCAAGGCGAAGCACAAGAAGAATCCTCAGAGTTAAGTGAGGAAGACGTTCTTTCATATATTGGAAAAAGATATGGCAAGGAAATCAATTCATTCGATGACTTGATGACTGAGCGAGAATCTTCAGAGGAACTACCTGAAGATGTAGCAGCCTATCTAAAATATAAACAAGATACGGGGCGTGGATTTGAAGACTTTGTAAAGTTACAGCAAGACTTCGATGAGATGCACCCTGATGATTTGCTAGAGTCTTATTATAAAGCCACAGAGGAAGGGCTTGATGATGACGACATAGATATAATGTTAGACGAGTTTGACTATGATGAAGAGATAGATGATGAGTCTGAGGTTAAAAAGAAAAAGCTAGCAAAGAAAAAAGAGATTGCAAAAGCTAAGAGCTACTTCAATGAGATGAAGGAACAGTACAAGCAGCCACTTGAGTCAAGGGTTAGTGAGAGTTCCCAAGTCGATACTGAAAAGCTTGAGGCTTACGAGCAATATATAAAATCTGCTGAGACCCAAAAGGAAGAGGGTGAGCGTAGAAGACAGTGGTTTACTGAAAAGACCGATGAGGTTTTTGGAGGAGAGTTCAAAGGTTTTGAGTTCTCTGTTGACGGTAACTCAATTCTATATTCACCACAGTCTGTAGATGCAATGAAGAAGGAGCAGTCTAATGTAATGAACTTTATAAATAAGTTTATGACAGAGGATGGCTTAATCTCCGATGCTCAAGGATACCATAAGGCGATAGCAGTTGCATCAAACCCTGAGAAGTTCGCTCAGTTCTTTTATGAGCAAGGTCGAGCTTCAGCTACTGAGGATGTTGCACGCAAGATGAAAAACATTGATATGTCTGAGCGTAAGACACCTGAGGTAACGTCAAGGGGCGGAGTGCAGGTTCGAGCTGTAAACCCTGATTCGGGTAGAGGCTTGAAAATAAGAAGTATAAAAAGAAAATAATTTTAAAAAAAGAAAAAGAAAATGGCAGTAGACCCAACACCGGGATTTGACTTGCAGCCATCTGCAACTCAGATTCCCACAGCAACAAACTACATTACCAACTTCGACTTCTTGAATCAGTATCTCCCTGATACTTATGAGAAGGAGTTTGAGCGTTATGGTAATAGAACGATTGCATCTTTCCTACGTATGGTAGGAGCAGAGATGCCGTCAAACTCTGACCTTATTAAGTGGGCAGAGCAAGGAAGATTACACACTAAGTACACAGGCGTAGGTACAGCGGCAGCAGCGGCAGCTGACACCGCAGTATTCCAAGTGAATGATGTTTTAGCACCTGCAGGTTCAACAGCAGGAGCTTTAGGTACAGCACAGATTGCTCTAAGAGTAGGGCAGACTGTTATGGTTGTTCAGAATGGAGGTACAGGAAGCAACAAAGGTATTATCACTGCAGTTGACCTTCCTAACGACCAATTCACTGTAGCCTTCTATGAAGCAGGTGGACTTGTAACAGCGGGTACAGGATTAGGTAGTAATGACGTAACAGTATTCATCTACGGTTCTGAATTTAAGAAAGGAACTGAAGGAATGAGTGGTTCTTTAGAAGCTGATGACACTATCTTTGAGAACTCTCCAATCATCTTGAAAGACAAGTATGCAGTATCAGGTTCTGATATGGCACAGATTGGATGGGTTGAGGTAACAACTGAGAACGGAGCTACAGGATACCTATGGTACATGAAGTCTGAGCACGAGACTCGACTACGTTTTGACGACTATCTTGAGACAGCAATGATTGAAGCAGTTCCTGCAGAAGCAGCAGGTGGTGCAATCGCAGCAGGATTCAAAGGTTCTGAAGGTATCTTCTACGTTGTAGAAAATAGAGGTAACGTATTCAGCGGTGGTAACCCAACTTTATTATCAGACTTTGATAATATCATTTCAAGATTAGACAAGCAAGGTTCTATCGAGGAGAATGTTATCTTCCTAGACCGACAGTTCTCTTTCGACATTGATGATATGTTGGCACAGCAGAACTCTTACGGAGCGAATGGTACATCTTACGGATTGTTTGACAATGACGAAGAGATGGCGTTGAACCTTGGGTTCACAGGATTCCGTAGAGGATATGACTTCTACAAGTCTGATTGGAAATACTTGAATGACCCAACAATGAGAGGTGGTTTACCAACAGGTGCAGGTTCAGGTCGTGTAAACGGTCTATTAGTTCCTGCAGGTTCCACTACTGTATATGACCAAATCATGGGTAAGAATGCTAAGCGTCCTTTCCTTCATGTACGTTACCGAGCTTCAGAGACTGAAGACAGACGATACAAGACTTGGATTACAGGTTCAGCAGGTGGGGCACGTACTTCTGACTTAGATGCAATGGAGGTTCACTTCCTTTCTGAGAGAGCAGTATGTACTTTAGGAGCAAACAACTTCTTCTTATTCCAAGAGTAAGAATGATTTAACACAAACAAGGGGAGTGTCTAATGGCACTCCCTATTTTTTAAAAATTAAATTTTATCTAATGAAAACAAAAGAAAGATTCGTAAGCAAGAGCTATCGGCTCACAAGAGAGGTTGCACCCTTATCATTTATGTTACCATCAAGGGGCAGCAAAAGATTTCCACTACTATGGTTTGATGACGACAAAGGTATAAACAGACCTATTCGTTATGCCATCAATCAAAAGACTCCTTTTGAGGATGAGCAGGATGGTAATGCCATTGTAGAACCTATTATATTTGAAGATGGATTTCTTCATGTACCAAAAACTAATCAGATATTACAGCAGTTCCTACACCTACACCCTATGAATGGTAAATCATTTATAGAAATTAATGAAGAGCAGGACGCTTCAGCAGATGTAGAGATTCTAAACCTAGAGGTTGATGCGTTGATAGAAGCTCGTCAGCTTAGCTTAGGACAGCTTGAGAATATTGCTTCAGTAATATTTGGCATAGACACATCGAAGGTGTCTACAGCAGAGATGAAACGTGATATCTTAGTCTATGCTAGAAAATATCCTGAGGACTTCCTAGATATTGTCAGAGACCCAATGCTGAAGCTTCAGGCTACAGTGAGAAGATTCTTTGATACAGGAATACTACAGTTTAGAAAGAACCAAAAAGAGGTATGGTATGCAACGACAACAAACAAGAAGAAGATGCTTAACATACCATTTGGTGAGGACCCATACTTAACAGTTGCTAGCTTCTTCCAAACGGATGAAGGAGTGGAAGCTTTAAAAGTTTTAGAGAAGCTTTTGTAGTTTGGCATATATTTTGTATATTTGTTTATCCTCATAACGAAAGTTAATTTCATACTCTAACAGAGGGCTTTTACGAGCCCTCTTTTTTTTTCATTATCTTTGTGTAAAGAAAATAAAAGATGATAAACTCAGTTAGAAATACCGTTCTATCTATTCTTAACAAGAACAATTACGGATATATCTCTCCATCTGATTTCAACCTGTTTGCCAAGCAAGCACAGCTAGATATATTTGATGAATACTTTTATCAGTACAACTATCAGATACAGAAAGAGAATGCCCGTCAGTCAGGTACAGGATATGCAGATATCAAGAGAAGCTATGAGGAGGTTATAGAGTTTTTCTCAGAAACAAAATATCTTACTCACAATGTTGACAATACCTTTTATCTGCCTGCTCAGCTGTATACAGGTGATGACTATTATCTTATTAATAAAGTCTTGGGTTTTGAGACAACGGTAACAAGTGGTACTAGCACTGCTGTGTTACCAAACAGTCTTGAGGATAGTGGTGCTGATTTTATATCTAGTGGAGTTCAGGTGGGTGATATTGTATTTAACCTTAGACCTGTTGCTCCAACATTTGCAACAGTAACTCAGGTGTTAAGTGGTAACATACTAGTATTATCTTCAGATATATTTACAGTAAATGCTTCAGCATATATAATATTTAAACCAAAGCAGAACGAGCTTGAGAAGGTTACTCAAGGAAAGATAACAATGCTTAACAACTCTATGCTTACTGCACCAAATAGATTGTTTCCTGC